GCGGGGCGAAAGGTTCTGGAACGTGTGACCGGTGAAGCGGGGCACCGGTTTCTGGTATGCCGGAAGGTAGCGCGAACACTGCGTGAGTCCTGCTTTGCACAGCTGTGCAGTCAGACCGGCGACCACTACGGCTGGGCAGCACCGAAAATCAGCAAAACAGACATGGGCATCCGGTTTCAAAACGGATCGGAGATTCTGTTTGCCGGGCTGGACGATGTGGAGAAGCTCAAGTCCATCTACAACATCACCGGCATCTGGATCGAAGAGGCCAGCGAGCTGGAGGAAGCGGATTTCAATCAGCTGGACATCCGCCTTCGCACGCAGTTTCCCCATTACCTGCAGATGATTCTGACATTTAACCCAATTTCCGTGACCCACTGGCTCAAACGCCGTTTTTTTGACGCAGCCGACCCTCGGGCAACGGTGCATTGCTCCACCTACAAGGACAACCGGTTTCTCACGCCGGAGGCCGTTCGCACGCTGGAAGCGTTCCGGGAGACCGACGAGTACTATTATATGGTCTACTGTCTCAACCAGTGGGGCGTAACGGGAAAGACGGTATTTTGTGCGTCCGACATTGCGCAGCGGCTGGAAGCACTGCCGGATCCGGTTCGGGTTGGGTTCTGGGAATATACACTGCAGCCCGACGGCATCCGCATCCGGGAATTCCGATGGGTGGATGATCCGGCAGGTCCGGTAAGTATCTTCCGGGAGCCGGAAAGACAGACGCCTTATGTCATCGGCGGGGATACCGCCGGAGACGGATCGGACTGGTTTGTGGGGCAGGTGCTCAACAACCTCACCGGACAGCAGGTGTGTGTACTGCGGCACCGGTGCGATGAGGATGTGTATGCCCGGCAGATGTACTGCATGGGGCTGTACTACAACACAGCGCTGATCGGTATTGAGGCAAACTTCTCCACCTATCCGGTAAAAATGCTTGCACTGATGGGTTATCCGCGGCAGTACGTGCGGCAGGTGGAAGATGATTTTTCCGGCGAAGTGCAGGACGCTTACGGTTTTAAAACCACGCCAGTCACCAGGCCGCTGATCATTGCGGAGCTGATCCGGGTGCTGCGCGGCAGTATTTCGCTGGTATGTCACCGGGAGACACTTTCGGAGATGCTGGCTTTTGTGCGAAACGAAAAACTGCGTCCGGAGGCACAGCGCGGTGCACATGATGACTGCGTGCTGGCGCTGGCCATCGCCCATTATATCCGTCCTCAGGGCGGCAGCCGTCCGATGCCGGAGCGCAGGCAGTGGACAGCGGATATGTGGGCGGATTATCATGCCGCAGATGCTGCCGGGCGGCAGTATCTGACGGAAAAATGGGGAATCCCCGGAAAATGAGAGAAAGGATGAATGGTATGAACGAGAAAGACTACGAAAAACTCCGGTTCTGGCAGGAACGTTTGGCAGCAGCAGAGCTTGCCTGCAGTGAAGCGTCCGCGCGCATGGAGCAGCGGGACAGGCTGTATCAGGGACAGCGGGAGATTGCGCCGGTGACGGAGACCGATGTGCGCCGGGACGGAAGCCGCCGTCAGGCCGCACACGTACACAATATCGTGGCGGAAAACATCGAAAGCGAAGTGGACAACAGCATTCCCCAGCCGCGGGTTACGGCCTGCCGGGCACAGGACGCAGATAAGGCGCGGTTGATCGAGAATATGCTGCGAAATGAGCTGGATCGGCTGCCTTTTGAGGAACTCAACGACTTTATGGAACGCACCGTTCCCATTCAGGGCGGCGGATTCTGGCTGGTGGAGTGGGACAACCGGATTCACACCCACAGCACCGTGGGCGATGTGACGGTATCTGCACTGCATCCGCTGCAGGTAATCCCTCAGGACGGGGTGTTTACCGGTGTGGAAGACATGGATTACATTTTCCTGCGGCTTCCCCAGACCCGCGCATCGCTGCGGCAGCGCTACGGAGTCGCGCCACAGGACAATGGCAGCAGCGACGGCACGGAAGCAGAGGTGCTCTACCAGTATATTGCATTTTACCGCAATGCGCACGGCGGCATCGGTCGGTACAGTTGGGCAGAGGATGTAGTGCTGGAGGATCTGGAGGACTACCAGTGCCGCTTGCAGCGACAGTGCAGCAGCTGCGGGGCAATCTGCCGGGATGAAGCGGAATGCCCGGTATGCGGCGGTACGGATTTTGCGAAACGGCCGCAGATGTGGGAAGCACTGTACGAGGCACACACCTGTGCCAGCGGCAAGGTAATTCCGGGCGCACAGGCGATTACGGATGCCGACGGCACCGTACGACTGCATCCCACACGCATCCCCTGCTATCAGCCCGACCGGTATCCGCTGGTGCTGCAGAAAAATGTCAGTTCCTACGGCCGGCTGCTGGGTGACTCGGACGTGGACAAAATTGCGGATCTGCAGAACACCCTCAATCGCATGGATATGAAAATTCTCGACCGCATCATCAAGGCCGGTACCCGCATCACACTCCCCGACCGTGCCGATTTCCGCGTGGATGCAGAGGACGGTGAAAAATGGTACATCGGTTCCGCAGCCGACAAGGCCATGATCGGCGTATATGACTTCAAGGGAGATCTGGAGTATGAACTCTACTGGCGCAATACGGTCTACCAGCAGGCGCGGTTTGTACTGGGCATTACAGACAGCTATCAGGGACGTACGGACAACACCGCCATCAGCGGAAAAGCCAAGGAGTTTGCCGCAGCACAGAGTGCGGGGCGGCTGGAGTCCAAGCGAATTATGAAGCAGGCGGCCTATGCACGGCTGTTTGAGCTGATGTTCCGGTTCCGGCTGGCCTATGCCGACGAGCCGCGACCGGTGGTATCCCGGGACGGCAGCGGCAAAAATCGCTACAGCCACTTCGACCGGTTTGAGTTCCTGGAGCAGGATGACGCAGGCGAATGGTACTGGAACGATCAGTTTCTCTTCTCCTGCGATCCCTCCGCAACCCTTGCAAGCAACCGCTCTGCCATGTGGCAGGAAACCACGGCCCATCTGCAGGCCGGTGCCTTTGGGGATCCGGCACAGCCGGAGACGCTGGTGCGGTACTGGTCATGCATGGAGCGGCTGAACTATCCGGGCGCAGCGGAGGTGCTGGCACAGCTGGAGCAGCAGCCGACTGTCCCAAACGCGCCGTCGGGAACAGAAAGGGGGTGACAAGAATGGCCGAACAGAAGCACAATCCGGCAGGATACGCCGGCCGCATTCAGAACGCGGGTACGCAGGTGGTAAAGGCACCGATGCAGAACATACCGCCCAAGAAGGGCGCTGTGCACACCGGTAAACAGGATCTGCGCCGATAAGTACCCTAAAAAAACAGAAAAGGAGCACAAGCATGAACGAAAACACACAGAAAAATGAGCTGCCGCAGCAGGAAGGCACCCTGGAAGTCCCGTCCGCTCAGGAGGAACGCCGGGAAGGACCGGTGCTGCCGCAGCAGGAGCCGCCTCAGGAAACGGCACCGGAGGAGCTGCAGGCAGATCTGCAGATGCAGGAAACACTGGAGCTGCAGGAGTCACTGCAGCGCATTCGGCAAATGGATCCGGCCATCCGGTCGGCAGCTGACCTGATGCAAATGGAGCAGGCAGAGGCATTCCGCGCCTATCTGCAGCGGGGCAACAGCATGGAAGATGCGTTTTTCCTCGCAAACCGCAGCCGTCTGCTGCAGCAGGTGCGGGATGCCGCCGGTCAGGAGATGCGAAACCGCATTACCGCAAAGGAACATCTCACAGCCACCGCATCCAGAGGCAGCGGTGCGGTACGCATCCCCAGAGAAGAGCTGGCACTGTACCGGGAGCTGAATCCCGGCGCCTCAGAGGCAGAAATTCAGCGGCATTACAATCACTACCGGCGTGCAGGACGCACCGGTTAATCAGGAAAGGAAGGATTTTTTATGGCAGGAATTACATTTACTGAGGCAGGCAGCCTCAACGACAGCATTTTCGGCAAATCGCAGGCACCCATTCGCCTGTTCATTGAAAAGCACGGCGAACAGTTTGAGCAAAAGAGCGTCATCCGCAATCTCTTTTCCATGAACACCTCCAACCACTATGCGGAAAAGCTGACCACCCTTACGGCAATGGACGGTTTCCAGGCCGTGGGTGAAAACGGCGCGTATCCCAGCGACGCCATGCAAGAGGGTTACTCCAAGACGCTGGAACACATGACCTGGAAGGACTCGTTCGCCCTGTCCAGAGAGATTGTAGAGGACGCAAAGCTGATGGATCTGCGCAAGAAACCCGCCGCATTCATCAGCGGCTATCACCGCACCCGGGAGCGCTTCGGCGCCGCCATTTTCGCCGGGGCACTGGACGGTCTGAGCACCATCACCTTCTCCGGTAAGGAATTTGACATTACCGGTGCCGACGGCAGTCCGCTGTTTTTTAACGCCCATCCGGCAAAGGTCTCCGGCGAAACCCAGTGCAACGTCTTTTCCGATGCATTTTCTGCCGAGGCTCTGGGACAGATGGAGACGGTAATGCAGTGTTTCCGGGGCGACAACAACGAGATTCTGGATGTAACGCCGGACACCATCGTGATCCCCAACCAGTATGCGCTGAAAAACGCAGTCTTTGCGGCAATCGGTGCAAACTACGATCCCAATACCGCCAACAACGGCTTTAACTACCACTTTGGCCGCTGGACGGTGGTGTGCTGGTCGTACCTCAACCGATTCATCACGAAGGAGGGTTCTCCCTGGATTCTGCTGGACAGCCGCTACAACAACGAATACGGCGGTGCGGTGTGGCTGGACCGTACGGCACTGGACATCAAGTCTACGCTGGATGAGACCACCGACGCAAACGTCTGGCACGGTTACGCCCGCTTTGTCGCCGGTATCAATGACTGGCGATTTGCCTGTGCAGGCGGCATTAACGGCGCTGCGGCCATGTAAGAACAGCCTCCGGCAGCGTTCCCGGGGAACGCTGCCGGAACATACCGTTTTTGACTATTTGGAAAGGAGATGAAGATACAAATTGACCATTGAACACATTCTGGAGATGGCAGATCAGCAGCGGCCCAATGCATTCACGCCGCAGCAGAAAACCGAATGGCTCAATGCGTTGGAAGGACGCATTCAGACACAGGTATGGCTGCGCAATGTACGGGAAATCCAGCAGTATGTCTGGCCGGAGGATGCCGGAAGCGAACCGCTGACTGCACCGCCCTATGATGACATCTATCTGCTGTGGCTGCTGGCCATGATCGACCAGGCAAACGGCGAATATGACCGTTACCGCAACAGCATGGCAATTTTCAACGCATTTTATGGAAGCTATGTACGCTGGTTTGCGTCGGTTTATGAACCGGCACAGGGATATGGGAGGTATGAATGGTGCGCAGACGAATCCTGAATCCGCCCTATTACATTTCTGCCTACGGCATTGCCTGCAAAAACGGATTTACCGGGACACAGGAAGAGTGGCTGGAGAGTCTGCGGGGTGCACAGGGGCCTGCCGGAGCAGTCGGACCGCAGGGTGAAAAAGGAGAAAAGGGCGAAACCGGTGTGCAGGGGCCGCAGGGTGCAGCCGGTCCACAGGGCGAAACCGGTCCGCAGGGACCGGCCGGTACCTGGGAGGGTGTTGCCGACACTGCACTGTCGGCGTCTTCCTTAAATCCACTGCAGAATGCGGCACTCACGGCAATACTCAACCGCAATTCTGCAGCAACCGCAAATGCAAAAAGTCCGGCGGGCGTATCGGACAACCTGGATACGGCCATTCAGTATATGATGCGGGGCGAAGCGTTTGCGGCCGCGGACACTGCGCCCAGCTACAACGGGCAGATTTGCTGGACGGTGGGATGATATGGCAGGTATGGCAAAAGTACGCGCAGTGGCATACCGGATCGCCGGCGGCATGACAAAGGTACGCGCTGTAGTGTACCGGATCACCGGCGGCATGACCAAAGTGCGTGCGGTAGCGTACCGCATTGCATTTGCGCAAACACACACTGTAACCATTACCGGCAGTGGCAAATACAATGTGCTGCATGTGGAATTTCCCATTTCCGGGCTGATTCCAATCTATATGGCCCGGACATTGGAAGTGGAGAACGAAACGCAGATCACAGCACTGGTCAATACGTCTGCCACGCCGGAAGCTGCGCGGGGTATCTACTATAACGGTGTACTGCAGACCAGAGACGGATCGTTTGTTTTCACAGTGACATCCGATGTCACCGTGCAGATGAAGCTGGAGTACAGTGACGGGACAACCACTCCTTCGCTGGCGGAAATGTACATTACAACAACCTGAGGAGGACTTCAAATGACATATATACGAGTCGGACAAGAACAGTTTCCGGCAGAAATTCAGGGATGCATCTGTGACCGCACGTGGAACAACCGGGAAACCCGGGCGATTACCTTTGCGGGAACCTACGAAACCGCATCGGCACGGTTTGCAGACGGTGCCGCATGGAGCATTATTGACACAGCAGAAGAATATGACCACGCAGAATTCTGCGTTCTGGGCGATATTGCAGTTCATACGAACGGCACGGTCACGGTAACCATGGGTAAAGCGACGGATACAGAAACGCTTCTGACGCTTTTGTACGGAAAGGAGGAATGAGCATGTTTGAAGCACTGCATGCATTGTACCGCAGGGGGATTATATCCATTGCGGGTCTGCGGCACGCTGTAGCAGACGGAATTATAAATGCCGCACAGTATTCCGCAATCACCGGGGAGGCACTGGAATGAATCAGATCCGCACAACGGTGCTGACCGCACTGGCTGCGACAGGCGGTGCAGTTTCGGCACTGTTCGGCGGCTGGGACAGCACACTGATTGCGCTGGTGATCTTCATCGGCATCGACTATATCACAGGGCTTTGTGTGGCTCTGTTTTTTCACCGCTCACCCAAAACCGCCTCCGGTGCGGTTACATCCAACGCAGCATGGAAGGGGCTGATCAAAAAGGGCGGCGAGCTTCTGGTGGTGCTGGTGGCAGCACAGCTGAGCCAGCTGACCGGGTCGGATTTCATCCGCAGTGCTGTAATTTTCTATTTCATCGGTGCGGAAGGACTTTCCATTCTGGAAAACGGCGGTCTGATGGGGATTTCTTATCCGCAGATGTTGACGGAAGCATTGGAAGTGCTGCGCAGCAAGGGTGAGCAGACACCGGAAGGCAGCAAAAAGGACGGTGAGGTGCAGTGAATGAATCCGCAGCAATTTCCACCGCGGTCTTTCCCCTGTTTCCGCCGGGCAGCAGTCCGGATGAAAAATGTGCCATTCTGGAAACACAGCTGTTTGCACTCAGCGAGCAGCTGCAGTATCTGATGCTGTTGGTGGGCGGCAATACCGCAGAAACGGAGGGTTAAGGCATGAAGCTTCCAAAGCTCCCGAAAACGACTGCAATACACCGGGAGATGCAGACCGTCTTTGGTGGAATTCGTCATACCCCGGCTGCCGGAGACGGTGACATCTATGATATGCGCAATCTTTCCGACCGGTACGCACCGCTGCTCACCAGCCGTCCGCCGCGAAAAGAAATTCAGTCCATCCCGGAACCAAATGGACTATTTGTGCATGACGGAATGCTCTGGGTCAGCGGAACACAGCTGTATCACAACGGGGTAT